TGTACATGTTCGAGGTGCGCGACGGCGATACCGGGCGCGAGTGGCTCTCCATCGGCGGCTCGAACGTCCTTCGCCACGCCGTGGATGGCGTCCCGACCTACCGCGCCTCTACGATGCCGACGGTGGCGAACACGGCGAGCTCCCAGACCATCGTGAACGCGCTCAACCGCCGTCTCATCGGCTGGGGACTCGAGGCCTACCGCAGCACGTTCGGCTTCATCTGGCTCAGGGCGACGGTGGCTGGGAACTATGCCCAGCTCCACATCGACTCCACGGGCAACGGTAGTACGATCAATGCCACGCTTGGGCTCTCGACATCAGCCGTAGCGAAGACCGGTGTCACGCAACCCTTCACCAAGGCCCAGGCGAACGCCGTGACCTTCATCTATACCCTGCGGCAGGCGGGCAACTTTAGCAAGCCGTACGACTTCTAAGGAGAAGATCATGCAAGGTCACTTCGATCTGACGATGCTCAACACGCCCGGGCTCACCCGGGATTTGATCGAGGCCGTGCGGCGAGAAGGTGGGGACCCGGCGGTCGAGGGCTACCTTCGCAAGTTCGCGAAGGAGGACGAGTGGAAGACAGACAACCTGATCTTCCAAACCACGCCAAGCATCCTCTACTACCACACGTTCACCGGACCTTCAATCTACGGTGCGAACCCTATGAGTTGGGGCGGTCTGGTGTGCATTATCCTCACCAACACGGCGTCCGAGCCCACGTACAACGGCGAAGTTTATGTATCATTTTTGGCAAATTGGGACGCGATTCCCGATACTGCGGGTATCGGAGCAGGTAGAGGCAAGCGATTCATCAACGACTGCATCGTGACGCCCGACTTCAAGGTTGATTCTGCTGGTCGCGAATCGATCTACGGCAAGTTCAAGTGGCTGTACCTGCCTGGAGAGGGCACAAGTAGTGTGATCAAAAGCGTGACGCTCTATGGTGCTGGAAACGATCCGGCGAGTGGGGCCTACTTCTTTCGGACCGGGCGCGTGCGCATCAAGGACAGTGGTGGCAACCCCGTCACAATCTCCAAGGTCGCCACGAAGAGCTTGCTGGTCGAGTACACGTTCACGATGCCGACGCTGTAGGAGAGATTGATGTTCTTCTTCACGATGAAGCGCGAGATCGACGTGCGACCCATCCTGCCCGGTGGCTACGGCACCGAGGATGAAGCGGACGCGGCGAGGGCAGAACAGCTGGTCTTGTTCCCGGAGGCCGAGTTCAGTGCGGTCCTCGAGGAGGGCGAGGACTACAGGAATCACTACCCAAACGTGAGGGCGCGCGTGGCGAACGCGGACGGCTCGGAAGACTTGGTCTGGTCCGACGGCGTCCGAACACCGTTGACGTAAGGAGAGTCTGGTGTCTTTCCTCCAGAGATTCTACTCCGCCTTCCCCGGCGGAGAGATGCAACAGACCCTCGGTGGCGGAACCATCGTCGAGGCGGCTGGAGTGCTCACCGTCGCCGTGGCGCAGACCGTCAATGGTGACTGGGACCCGGATCTTGCACCTATCGCCTGGGTGCCGACGCACATCAAGATCATAGCGTTCGACACCGTCTTCAAGCACGAGGCTCGTCTCTACAGCGGCACGACCGTCGGAGGCACTACGGCGCGGGCGGGGGCGGCTCTCTACAAGGACTATAACAACGGCTACGAGTTCGGTTGGTACGCGGGGGACAATCAAATCTACGTGACGCGTTGGATGGCTGGTGCGGGGGGCAACGTCGCCAACACCACTCCGTTGGCAACCCCCACAGCCAGCCCACACACGTACAGGATCTATTGGAATCCGACCTCCAGACCGCTGTTCGTACAGGAAGCCGATGGCACCTCCTTCATCATTACCGCCAACAGCGTTCAGTTCTGGTACCGCGTGGGCGATGCCGGGACCTGGACGTTGCTCCACACCCGCGACTGGGAATGGGCGGACGGGGATGTGCACTTTGGTCTGTGCGCGCACAACTACGTCGCTACGAAGCACGGTATCTCGGCGCTCTTCAACTACTGCGAAGTCGATCAGTGGGACGCTGCTTCGCAGGCATTCGTTCCCGCAAACGATCCTGTCCCCCTGATCGACACCTCTGTCGATCCGAAGGTCGTCCTCGCACTCGAGGACCAAACCGCACTGATCACCCAAAGTGGACCAGCCGGGTTCCAGTGGCCGGATGGTCAAGGCGATGGGCTCATCTTCAAGGATCCTGTCCCGGTCGCGATGGAGGACCAGATCCAGCTCCTCATGCAGGGCGGTCAGCCCGTCCACACGATGCCCGACGGGCTCGACCAGGGCCTCGACGTTCGCCCGCCTTCCTTGTCCCTCGAGGATCAGATCTCCTCGTGGTTGCTCAGCCTGGAGCCCGAGTTCAGCACGGTCACGCAGGACGTGGACCTGCACTACCACTTCGCGTACCCTAAGCCCTACCTCGCGCTTTACTGCGACGCCACACTCGACCCATGGAACACGCCGACGCTGAACTCCTTCTCCGGATATGCGCGCAACGGCTACAAGTACACGAACGGCGTGCAAGATGCCGGTCCGGTGTCGGCGCCCTGGAGGTCTGAAGCGTCTGGAGCTAACCGCAGCTCTCGTGCTGACTTCCCGGTGAAGAGCTTGATCGTAGTCACGAGACTCGAGCTTGTGATCTTCGATCTCGACACTTTCACCGGCGCGGTCGACAGCCTGCGCGTGTGGATGCGTTTCCTACTCGCGAACGCGACCCCCGACTACTACGCCCTGGGCAGGGGCTTCGAGACCATCCGTTCGGTCGTGTTCGCCAACGGGCAGCTCGTGATCGGAACGACGAACACCGGTTGGGAGAACGGACGCGTTCACAGCATCGATTTCAAGGCCACGACCACAGCTACGACTTTCAGTTTGGTGGGCTCGGACAACCAATGGATCGGGACTGGGACAAAGACCATCGTTGATCGAAACACCAACGCCATTTGGGCAACCAGTGGTTCGGTTCGAATCAGCTCGGAAGAGAATCACAGCATGTCAGCGCTGGTGGAGGGGACCAACACGCTCTACGTTGCGCTCTCCGGAGAAGATCCCTCACCAGAGATCTTGAAGTACGTCGGTGGAGCTCTGCAATCCTCCAGCCCGGCAGTCGGTGAGGACATCGGAGGAGTTGATCTCGGGAACTACCGCAGGGTGCTCTTCGACGACGTCGGCTGGCTCTGGTTCTCCATCGGAAGCGTGCTCTACCGCAACTGCCGCGACTGGCGCGAGGGGTACATGCGCCCCGACCGGCTGGACCTGCGCCAAGGGCAGGTAGATCTCGGCACTACGATCACCAAGTTGGTCTACGCCAAGGACAGCATCTACGCCGGGACCGCGAATGGCATCTATCGCATCCACAAGGGTTCGATGCAGGCCTACTTGGCCTACACCATCTCCGGAGGTGGCGGGTTGGGTCGACTTAAGGTTGCCCACTCTGGAGAGCTGCTGGTCGGAACCGTGGCCGCGATCTCCTCGCTCATGTCCTACACGCTGCTCCGCGGCACGACGGTCATCCCTTACCTAGCCGTGGGAACCATGTTCAACGCTTCGGGCGTTGGGGGCTACACCCTGTTGCGTCTCTGGGATGACGTAGTGGTGACGTCCTTTGTTGCACCCAGCCTCATGGAACCGGGCACCTTCATCTCTCCCACGATGCTGGCTTCATAGGAGCAGATCATGGCACATCCACTACTGCTTCGACATGACGAGTGCTGTGGGCCATCCTTGGGCAAGGACGCGTGCCTGGAGCGTGCTTCTACCAACCTCAAGCATCTCGGCCCATTCGGCAAGTGTATGCGACTCTCCGCGATACTCGAAGCGCGCATTGTTGCGCTTGTTGTTTGCCTGCTCCTTGCGTGTGGCCCAGCGGCAGTTTTCGGGAGAGTAGGGACCATTGTTATCCCTTCGATCAATCGTATGCTTTTCGGTGGGTCGTTGGCCCATGTCAGCGAAGAAGTTTTCAAACTCCAGCCAGCGCTTGCAAACAACGATGCCGCGTCCACCGTAGTTCTCCCAAGCAGGATGGTTAGGGTTGGTGCATCGCTGACGTATACCGCACCAAGCGTTCCACTCGGGTGTTTTGGTTCGCCCATGTCGGAGATTGTCAGGTGTGATCCGATTCTTGCGCATGTTCTCTTGTGCCCGCTCTCTGCGATTGCATCCGCAACTGATCACCTGTCCAGAACGCAGCGCAACCTGGAAGACGGTCTTCTTGCTACCGCAATCGCAATGCACTCTCCAGCGAGGAGAACGGTAGGTCTGTCCGGGCAAATTTGGGGCTCTGGAAGTCACGACAAGTCGACCGAAACGCTGTCCTTTGAGGTTCATCTCCAACACGTAGCAGAAAACGTCCTCAGAGGTCAAGCATGATTCTCACCACCTACCAAGATCTGTTTCCCAGCAGCACGATCATGAAGCAGTTCCCTGGCAACGGGACGATCACGATCCCTGGCGCCGGGGACGCTCGACTCATCGCGCCCAACAGCGTCAACTGCCAGTTCTACGCCGGAGACGCCGCCGGGCGTCCTCCGATCTTGTACGACACGCTCGGAAGCATGTGGCAGATGTCTCAGCCGGGCCAGGCTTTGTTCTTGGAGACCAAGCTCTCGGTCTTCACCGGAACCACGAACCTGCGCATCGCGGGTCTGGCCCTGTTCAAGACGTTCTTCCCTGGAGGCGCGGAGCCTTTCTACTCGTACCAGATGGGCTGGTACAAGAGCGATGGAAAGCTACACGTCTGGTACGATTATCCAGGAGTCGAGACCGAAGTAGTCACGGCTGTCATGGTCACAGACCCGGCAAGCACACCGCACCTCTATCGGATCTACTACAACCCGACCTCCAGGCCGCTTTACATCGCTGAGGTCAGCGCGGTATTGGATGCCGATACCCTGCTGTTCGCCTACTCTATCAATGCCGGCACGACTTGGACCAGTACTGGCACGCGTGCTCGTGACTTCAGTTTCTCGCGCGTGTTTGCAGGACTCTATGTTCGCAAGTGGGAGACGAGCGCGGTCAGCGCACAGGCCGATTTCGAGTACTTTCGCGCAACCCAATACAACGAGACCGATCAAGTCTTGAATCCCCTGGTGGGCAAGGGCGGCCAAGAGACTCTCGGACTCGAGGATCAGGCTGTACCTCGCACGCTGTCCGGTCTTCCGCGCTTCGACTACTCCGATGTCGGCGGGGATGTAGCATTCACTCCTCCGACCCCGGTCGCGTTCGAGGACCAGGGCGGGCTGCTGACCCAAGGTGGAGCGCCGCGCTTTGATCTACCGGAGATCGCGGGGGCGCCGGTTGTTCCGTCGGATCGAATAGCACTGGAAGAGGCGCTATTCGTCCAGCTCGACAACACCGACTACATCAAGGCGAAGTATGACGCTGACGGCAAAGAGTACCTCGGGAACTATGGCGTCAGGCACATCATGCTCTACGATGCGACCGCAGATCCCTGGCACACCCACGGCGCCGGCTTCTACGGCGCGGGGCGCAACGGCAAGCTCTACTACGACGGGGTCGAGTGCGGACCCGGTTCCTTTGGCACGCTCGCGAATGGACGCCGCAAGACCGCTTGGGCATCCAATGGGGACTTCATAGACGTTGGAAATGCGCCGCTCAACTCCTACGTTTATGGCCCTGCTCCCACGATCACAGCCGATGATGAGATGCAGTTTGCTCTCACGACGAGCCACGCTGCGGCTGGAGTGAGCAGTCGCATGCGCTGGTTCTTCACGGGCGACTTCGATGTCCAGGTGGACTACGAGATCGTTTCCGCTGGAGCTGGCCCAACGGATGGCGGCCTGTACTTTTTTGCGATCATGGATCTCAACAACATGGTCTTCTTTCGCCGTCACATGTGGACAGCGCAGACCTACGATTACCAGGTGAAGAACAACGGGGGCTGGGTCAACTACGCGCAGGTGGCCACGGCCGACACTAGCGGAAAGATGCGAATCACTCGCGTTGGTTCCACGGTGTCTGTGTACTACTGGAATGGAAGCTCGTGGGTTCAACTCGGTAGCAGCTACGCCATGACCCACGCCAAACCAATGTACATCGACTGTTTCCTGGCCCCGCATGGTGGAACAGCGAACGTGACTGTGAAGTTGAGAAACTTCACGATCAACTCCGGCTCCACTACGAACCTCATCGGCTGGGCGCGTGAAGCCGCCGGTACCTATCGTGGTTCGCTGGCCGAGTTCCCGCAGCACGCACTGATCGTGTCCTCGGGCAACAGCCTCGACATCATCGATGCGGATACCGACAAGCTCTGGATGAGCTTCCGTGGAGTTACCAACAACCTAATTGGCGGTCCTGACGCAAACTATTACGTTAATCAGGTTGTGATGAAGGACGGCACCCTGTTCGTGGCCTATCGCACACTCGATACCGCAACGTCGACAGGACAGGGTTTTTGGATCGATTTCACCTTGGACTTTGTGCGGCTACATCGTGGAACAGCCCCGGCTGATGCCGGGTACATCTACAATGTGGAGCTGACGACGAGTGTCTGGCCACGTGACTCGGCGAATGGCTGCATCGCATTCAGGAATTCAGCGTGTGCTTACTACTCCTCGCACTTCGACAACTGGCAATACCAAGACCCTCGTGCGAACTGGGTCGACATCCTGCACGACGGAGGCTATCAGTACCGCTTGATCGCTAACAACGGCGGCGTGTATCTGGCCAAGTGGCAGCGTTGGAAGTTTGAGGGCACAGGCAACGCGCATCTCAACACGCCGGACTACGCCATCGGCACGCAGACTGTGGCCACGCGCTGGACGACGTTCCGCCCGACGTCCAGGGACATCCTCGCGCACAACCGGATCAAGCTCTGGATCACACACTACGCGACGTGGAACGTGGTCATGGGCGGCGGTGGTGGAACGTGGCTCGAAGATCACGAGTACAGCCTGGCTGGCTCCGTTGACGCCAACGCGAATGGGGCTCTGGCACAAGATTCGATGACCCTCGACGACGCCGCTGGTCTGCTCTTCTACGCGCGGAATGAGGGCGTGTACGCCATGGATCTCTCCACGGGCAGCTCGACCCTCATCTACGGGAAGGCAGGGTCGGGAGCCACACACGAGGTCCTTGGTGACTACACGACGATCTCTTCGGTCAAGCTCGCGACCGATGGCGCAACACCGCTCCTGATCGTGGGCATGGCCAGGCCTGATCGGATCTGGGCAATCAACCGCGGCACGCACGCGGTCTACTGGAGAGGCTTCCAAGACGACGCGCATCAGCCTCTCTCCATGGCGGTGGGTGCATGAGCCTCACGCTCTACAACAGCATCGGCTGGGCGGTCGAGAAGCAGACCATCGCCGCGGGCGGTGGTCTCACAGGGCCGGTGTTCGTCTCGGCGACCAGCACCGATCCCAACACCGTACGGCTGGTCTTCGACCGCCGTCTGATGCTCGAGTACCGGCAGGCTGGCATCTACCGTGCCCTGACGCTGGACCTTGCCAGCTTCGGCATCATCAAGCTCTCGGACGGATCTCCGTTGGAAGTCGTGCGGACGATCTGGATCAACGATACTGCCATCGATCTGGCCACGGCGAACCAGGCCGCATCGGCCTACCGCGTGACCTGCGTCGCCGGCGGCGTGATGGACTTCCAGGGCAACACCATCAGCCTTCAGACGCAAGACTTCACTGGCCAGCAGAAGGTCGACTACACCAGCCCGGCCACCATCCACAGCTTCACCTCTGGCTACCCAGGCATGCAGGAGTCAGCGTCCAGCGGCTTCTACCCGGACCTGGTCGCTCCCTATCTTGCCGCGCGGAACCCGAACAATGGGGACGTCAACGTCCCCATCTTGCAGCATCCTGTTTTCGATCTGAAGGATGATGACTCTGGCGTGGCGTTGAACACCGTCCTCGTCTACTTCGAAGGCAATCTCGCCTACCGAGGAGACTCCGACGCGTTCGTAGCGCCCTACAATGGGGCCGCTTCGGCTCGCACGGGCGACGCCTCTAGCTACCACTTCGTCTTCGAAAAGGTTGGCGGCTGGGATCCATTCGAGACCGTGTCCGTCCGCGTGTACGCCCTGGACTCGGCGCCGATCCCGAACACGCTCGACACGACCTACAGCTGGCAGACGGTTGATACACTGGCCCCCTTCCTGGTCAGCCTGTCGCCGAACAACGGCGACGTCGACGTTCCGCGCAACAGCAACATCGTGTTCGATCTGCTCGACCAGTTCACAGGTGTCAACGAGAGCACCATCTGGATCAAGGTGAATGGCATCTATGCCTGGCACCTTGGCGTGCAACAGCCTGGCTTTGCCGTTACCGAGACACCGGTCTCCCTGCCAGCCGGCGCGGGCTTCCACTTCGTCATCAACCCGGACACGGACTTCCTCTCCTACCAGACGATCAACGTCGAGGTCTACTCAGCTGACAACGAGGAAGTCCCGAACACCTCAGATCTGACCTACTCGTTCCGCTCGGCTGACACCGAGGCACCCTTCCTGCAGAATCGGGCGCCGGCCCCCAGCGCGCCCAACGTGCCCATCAACAGCAACGTCACGCTGGAGGTCGTCGACGTCGGCTACGGTGTGGATGTCTCATCGGTCGTCATCCGCGTGAACGGCGTCCTCGCCTGGACGGGAGACTTTCAGCAGCCCGGCTTCGCGGTCACCAAGAGCGTAGTGTCTGGTGGCTTCCGCTACATAATCAACCCCGACGTCGACTTCGGTGAGGGTTCGAGTCCGGTCATTGCTGTGCAAGCAGCCGACCTGGCGCCGGCGCCGAACAGTCTCAACACGAGCTACTCCTTCGAGTGTGTCAACGCGCTGCCATACCTGCAGGCGCAGAACCCTGCACCGAACGAGCACGATGTTCTACCAACAGCGGACATCTTCCTGGAGGTGATGGACGACGACTCTGGCGTCGATCCTGCCACTGTCGTCATCAAGATCGCCGGCACGACGTGCTGGCAGTTTGACGCCGAGCAGGGCCCGTTCAACGTCGCCAAGACGGAGATCGGCGGGGGCAAGGGCTTTCACTTCGCCATCAGTCCCCTGGGCCTGCTGCCCGACAACGCACCGGTGCTCGTCGAGGTCTACGCCGCAGACTTCGCCGTGGTGCCGAACGTGCTCGACACGTCCTACACGTTCTACACGACGGTCGCCGAGAACGCGTTGCGAACACCCCTCGGTGCCTTCTACTGCGACCGCGTCAGCTTCCGCGGGGTCAGCCCGCTTCCGCTCATCTGCAACCGTTTCCCACCGCCGCCCATCGAGGCAGGGGTCGAGACAGCCAACGGCCCGTTCGACCTGCGCGCGACGGGCTCCATTGTCGTCACGGCACCGGGCTACTTCACCGATGCGGAGGAGTTCACCCTCGACGATGGCGTGCACGCGCTCACGCACTTCATCTTCGACTGCACCGGAACCTACGTGCCCTCGGGTGGCTACGATGCCACCCATCGGCATCTGGATATCCACACGGCGCTCACCACGAGTGCTGTACGTGACGTGCTGATCGCTGCCATCGGGGCCACCTCGCTAAACGTCACGGCGATCATTGGTGGGACGGACACGATCAACCTGCAGTGGAACGGAGCCGGCGCCTTCGGGAGCATTGCCATCACCGACACGGTGGCTGACAAGGTTTTCGTCTGCACGGGCATGACGAGTGAACGCAAGCTCGTGCTGCGCACCGGGCGGCGATTGCTTACCCCATTCACCGCAGATGCCACGGACTCCATTTCCAAGCTGACCAAGATCATCCGGAGCGGTGCGGGCCTCTTCACCTCTGGCCACGTGGACAAGATCCTGCAGGTGACAGGAGCAACCGTCGTCGAGAACAACCGCGACTACACCGTCGTGCACTTCATCGACGCTTACAGCGTCGTGGTGAGCGAGGAGCCCGCGGCCGACGAGGGCCCGCATGCTATCTTCGATACGGCCAACTACGACGGCGTCTACACAGCCTCGACCGACGAGACTGTCACCTTCCTGGTTGGAGACTTCGTCAACCCGGCAGCGGCCACGCCCGCCGAGGTTGTTGCGGCCATCTACGCCCATGGCATTGCATACGCGAGTGCCATCGTGGCACGCGATGACAGCAGGGTGCGCTTCCAGGCGACCGACTTCGGGAGCATCCTGGTTGTCTCGACCCCCATCGCCTTCGGAGTGAAGTCCAACTCGACGGATGCCATCAAGGTGGACAAGGCGCGGGAGGATTCGGAGATCAACTTCTCGGTCTACTCGCCGAGTGGAACCGCCCTGCCCTTCCAGATCACACTGGCACTCCGGCTGAATGGCGTGTTGGTCAACATCTACGACCACCAGCTGCCCTTCCTCGCTGCAGGCTGGCACGTGGACCTCGCGCAGTCGAACTCGCCCGGGTCCTCTATCAACGACTGCTGGGACTTCGGCTTCACGCATGACACTCCCTTCACCTCAGAGGACGAGATCGAGGTGCGCATCTACGCGCGGCTCGACAATGGTCAAGCGACATCGACAACTCACGTCTTCAACGTGCGCGACTGGCTCAAGCCCACTGTCGTTTCGATCATCCCGTGGGACCGTAGAACCCTGCGTGTGAAGTTCTCCGACGACATGAAGGGGGTCGAGGAGACGGGTCCGGCCTCCGTGCTGCACGTCCGCGATGTCTCCGGACGTATCAGCTACCACTACAAGTACAACATCGGCACGGAGGTTTCGCCGAGCTGGAAGTACAACGTCGTCGAGGCGCCCGTGGCCGAGTTCACGACGGATGAGGTCGGGCTCTTCCTCGGCAGCGCGGGCGCGCGCAACGCGCTCAACAACGGTGCCTTCGAGATCCTCGAGTGGCTCTCCAGCTCCCTTGTAGTCGTCGACTCGGTACTGGTGGATGAGGACCCCGCAGACCTGTCCAAGGACGAACAGGCGCCCACCGTGGTCGTCAGCCCGTACCGTGTCAAGGCAGCCACCGACCGGTCCCCGATCCTTCCAATCTTCTGCCCCATCGTGGCGTCGGCCGCACTGCCGGGCCCGCTCACCATCAAGCCCACGGACGTGCTGGATCGGTTCGTGCACCTCACGTTCCAGGACGATCTCACATCCAACACGGACTACGTGCTGGAGCTCACCCGGGTGCAGGACACTTCGGACAACGAGATCGGCTCGCTCTACAGCTTCTCGTCGACAATGCCCGAGGCGCCTCCGGGACGCTCCTTCAACCTCTGGGACATGATCCCCGACATGAACAAGCGCGAGGACGCGACCCAGGAGCTCGAGAGGTTCGTGCGCTCCATCGACGAGTGCGCGCAGATCCTGCTGGGTGACGTCGACCAGTTCGGCTCGCTGCTCGATCCGCTTCGCACCAAGGACGTCGTCGTCGACGTGCTGCTCGAGCACCTCGGGAACCCACTCGCCTTCGTGCGCGGGCTCTCGCTACAGAAGAAGCGCGAGCTCGTCTCGCTCCTCGTCCCGATGTACAAGCAGCGCGGCATCGCAGCTGGCATCGAGGACAGCGTCGCTTTCTTTGTCGGCAAGACCGTGACGGTGGTACCCTTCGACATCCCGGCTGACACCTGGACGCTCGGCGTCGGTCAGCTCAACTACAACACCTTCATCGGCCCCTCGAGGTCCGTCGTGCGCTACTCTTTCTACCTGGAGCACACAGAGGATCTGACAGCCGAGGAGGAATCGCACATCCGAGAGATCGTCGAGTTCGTGCGTCCGGCTCACACGCACTTCATCGGCTTCTCACAGGCAGAGGCGCTAGACTGGACTGCAGAGCACGTCCAGCCGTAGCCCGGAGGTATCTACGATGGCCGACATGAGGGACTGGTACTACCGACAGAAGGTGCTCGAGGACGAGCTCGACGGAGCCTTCGGCGCGCTCGAGACTGCCGACTGGCGAGTCATCGCCGACCTCGGTCTGTGCCGACACAACTCCGAGCCGGGCGTCTACGGTGGCATCGCTTGGGGCTTCAACGCCATGCACCTCTCCGGACTCGACATCTTCATCAACCCCGGAGCTGCCTATCGCGAGGACGGCAAGCGCACCGGGACCTCTACAAACTACACGGTGAACACAGCCTACACCGGCTCTTGTCCCATCGGACAGGGTGGCCATGGCGACGGGACCACGGTCCTCGGCGCTCCCGGTGACGTGGGCAAGGAGTGCATCGTCTCCATCTTCCTCGCCTTCGACCGTCTGCTCTCCGATGAGCGCTACGACGGGTACAACCAGAAGGTCTACTTCAAGCGCAACGAGAGCTTCCACTTCTACCTCACGATGGGCGCGCACAAGCTGATCGTCGACCCCGGAGACCCCACTCCTCCAGCACGTGAGACGGATGGCTTCCTCGTCGCTGACGTGCGGCTGCAGAACCCGTCGGGCACGGTCACCTACCACTCGATCAGCCAGACTCGACGCGAGTGGATGCTCAACCTGTCTGCCATCAACGCGCCTCACAAGACCATCACGACTGGTCGCATTCGCGAGGCGATCTACCAGCTGCTCGAGTACTACAACGAGCACATCAACGGGAACGCCGACCGGCACCCGGCCAACGACATCGACTTCGCGCCGACCCAAGTCTGGGCCGACGGCACGGGCGGGACCTACGGCACGGCCACGGTCGTGGGCAATGCGATCAACGACATCGTGATCGACCTGTCGCAGATCACCGAGGTCGCTGGAGCCAAGCGCGTTGGAGCCAAGGCGCAGGCGGGGAGCTTGAGCGCCCCCGGAGCAGCCCACCCTCTGAGCCTGGTGGCCGGCACGCTGGAGAGCCAGCTCACCGACATCATGCGAGCGGTCAACGGGCGCGTCTTCCGCGGTGGCGACGACGGCATCGGCCTGCTCGCGCCGGCCATCGATGGGACCACACTCGGCTCGGCGCTCAAGTCCTGGGACGCCTTCCTGCGCGACGTCACCGTCAAGGGCGCCGTGAAGAGTAACTTGATCCCGGGAATCAACAATGCGTATGATCTCGGGTCCACGGGAAGCTACTGGCGAAATCTGTTCGTGGCTGCTGCCGAAGTGAGCGGCACGCTGGAGGCCAACTACCTGCGCGCCCTGACCGATCTCACGTGCGAGGACACTCTCAACGTCGATGGCGTGGCTCTTTTCAACGGATACCTCCACGCGACGTTTCAAGCCAGGTTCGACCGTGAAGTTGCCGTCATCCCAAACCCGGGGTCCGGCGGCCTGATGCTCTCCTGCACGGATGGTTCCTCCGGCGGTCTCCTGGGCTTGCTGGCCTCGAAGACAGCCTCGACGCAGCCATGGGCCAACCTCGACCGTTGCGGTGCGGTCATGTACGGACCGCTCTTCACCGACAACTTCCAGTACGTGGCGCAGTCGCCGTCGCAGAACATCGCCGACCACCTGCCGCCGCACAAGTGGAAGGCAAACAACGCGTTCACCTCCTTCGGCTATGAGCTGGGCAACGCTAGTGAGAAACGCTTCATCGGACTGTGGGGTGGGTCCGGGGACGGCTCGGCGAGATCAAACGAGATCGTGGCCGGGGGGTGGTGGGATGTCGGTAGATTCCGTGGGCTCATGTGCAAGTTCTCGATGGGGATCAATCCATACGCCGCTCCACCCGCTGGCACCTACATGCGCGGTGGGTTCCGCGGGCGGTGGTATGGCTTTGAGGCCACCATCCGCCTGGATGCAGATGGCTGCTGGGCCTTCTTCAACAATGGCAGTCAGGTCGCCTGGGGTGCTGTCAACCTGATCGGTGGACCGGCTGCGCTGGGCGCCATCTACACCTTCAGGATTGTCATCGTCAACAGCAACTACGTCTGGGTGGTTGGTCCGGGTGGCTACGAGCAACTCATCCCGTCCTCGGGCGCCATCGACTCCGGTGAGACGTGCGAGTGGTTTTTCAGCGTGGACTCCTACGCCGTGCCCACCATCGGTGTCGCAGGTCAACTCCTCGACATCTGGATCAACGAGCAAAACCCGCGCATTCTGGAGTAAGGAGAGCAAATGCCAGGCTCAGTGGACTACAACACGGTCGTGCAAGAGCTCGCGGATCGCAAGGCTGCGTACCTCGGCACGCGACAGATCGACGGGGTGACTTTCAAGGTCTATCGTGTCGGCACGGAAGCACTCCAGCCGGAGCTTGTGGCCATCAACGATGAGTCCAAAGTCGTTGCCCGCGGGGCAACGCTGGCTCACGTGATCGCCGTGAAGAATGGCGCGCAGCCAACCGATCCTCCGGTGGTGGTCAGCGCTCGCCCCAGCGTGCTCCCTCCGACCGGGCCGAAGCCACCGCTGATCTAGTACCAGTAGTCGAAGAGGAACCAGTCGCCGAACGCACCAGTGACACTCACTACCTTGCCGGCCACCTCGTAGTCCGAGCTCTTGAGCACGAGCCCATTCTTGAAGGCGCGGAAGAGTGAGATCGCCCGGGGCATCTGGGTGAGCGTGAACGAGCTCTGGCCGAGTGGGTTGGTGACAGCGAACTCGTCGCCCGCGCGACGGTCCATCAAGGCCCCAACGGCGTAGAGGACTCCGTCGATAAACCCCGGAACCACGTAGCCTTGACCGGTGTCCTGGGTCTCGTTGCGCACCTCAATGCGGTAGCCTGGCGTCCCGATGGTGAGCCGCAGGTCGCCGTCCTTGCTCGCGTCAGCATAGGCGCAGAGGAGCGACTTGAGAATGAGCTTGCTGTCCGAAGGAACGGCCATGGATCAACCTATGGCTTGATGAAGCGCGCGGGCTTGCGCCACACCGGCTTCACGCCAGCCGCGACATTGGCCTCGGCACGCTGCGGATGCCCGCCGCAGTAGACGATGATCACGCCATCGTGCATGTTCATCGAGCGCACGGGCGGCAGCTGCTTCTCCGCGAGGAGCTTCTTGGTCTTCTCACGAATGTCGTCGATGTCACTGCCCGTGACCTCAAAGGTTTGCTCGTGCTTACGCACGTTGCCCGAGTCGTCCTCTTCGATGTGAACGTGCACGGTGTAGGTTGCGATCATCGATCTTCTCCCTTGTAGTCGCCCTTGCGATACCCCGGGCAGTCGGCGAAGCTGCTCTTGCCCGAGCCCGAGCCGCGCCGGTTGCAGAGGATCACCTGCCCGGGCAGTGGCGGCAGCAGGCCGACCTGGCGCGCGTTCTTGCGCAACCAGTCGCACTGCCCGTCCGACTTCAAGCGGGTGCAGGTGCTCGGCTTGCGGATCATGCGCCGCAGGACCTCGACGCGCCGCGGGTCGGGAATCAACCCGGCGCCCCAGCTCGTCGCGAGTTCCAGGGCGAGCTTGCGCGCCTCGGTGTCCTCCCGGACGTCCTCGGCCACGTCCCTAAGAAAGTCCAGTAGATCCATCACGACCCTTGCCCAGGGAAAGATAGCACGGGAGCAAGAGGACTTGCACGGCCAGAAAGAAGCAGACGCCCTGCCAGAAGCCCAGGCGGACACCCAGCCCCGCATGACTCACCAGCCAGGCCACAGCCGCTCCCAGACCGGCTACGAGGCCCAGGAGTACCACCAGGGCCGAGAGCATGACCCAGACCTGCCGGCCGGCGGGGCGGGGCTGTGCGGGGCCACCGCGGGGTCGGAGAGGCAACTCGAAGAGCTTACCCTCGCTCATGCCTTGGCCATCTTCTTGTCGATGCCAAGCACCTTGCCCACCGGGCCCATGTGCTCGACGACCGAGGCCCAGTCGACGTAGTAGGCCCCGTTGAAGTCGAGGGCCTTGACCACCCCATCCCGTATCCAGCGGTAGAGGGTGGCCTTGTGCACCCCGATCTTCTGCGCCACCTCGGTGCAGAGCATGTAGCCTTTATCACGTAATTTTTTGGTCAGCTCGGAGTCCGGACGGGCTCGCCGGCGGGGCTGTTTCTGAACGGCTGAGGCCGCCATTTAAGTGGTCTCCTTGCAATCGAGCCTCTTCTTCTAGCATCCTTTCGTGCTCATTGCAAGAGTTCTTCTACGTCGCAAGGCTCGAGAACTGCTTCGTTTCTCACTCATAATTTACAGCGAGCGCGCATTGCTTCCAGCGCAATGCCTTGATCATTCGAATGGTTGCTGCTACCGTGGTCGTGACGTACATGGAGCCTCGTATGGCACGCAAGGTGACCTCGGTGCGCGTCGGCATCTCTCGTATTTCCCGGCCAGTCTGGGACAAGATGCTGGCCGCCTACCGCGAACGACCGCAAATCAAGCACGTCATGGAGGTCGCCCAGGTCGGCAAGAAGATGGCTCGCCGGGCCATTCTCGAGGGCTGGCCTGACCACTCCTTGCCCCCCTTCGTCCAGCTCGAGGCCGGTGCCTCGTCCATCCACAAGGAGATGGCCAAGGTCCGAGAGTCCTGGGAGACAGCCGACATCACCCGGGGCGAGGCGGCGCGGCAGGCGGCCGAGGAAGCCATGGCCGCCCGCACGGTCATGGCCATGGCCCTGCGCACGATGAAGATCAACCAGCACGTCCTCGAGAAGATCATGGAGAAGCTCGAGGCCGGCGAGGTGCCCATCCCCGATGAGATGACACCCAAGATCCTCTACCAGCTCACCAAGTCGATGGACACTGCCGCGGCTGTCGTGCAGAAGGCCATGGACGTCGAGCGCAAACGGCTAGGAGAACCCGAGCAGGTGCTCGGCATCCAGATCGGACTCCTCCTCGACCACTGCGAGGACGGCGAGCTCGAGCTCGTCATGCGCACCGGCGAGGTCCCGCGGCGCCTGCTCGACCAGCGCGCGGGCGCGAGCGCGGCGCCACACGAGGGCTTCACCGCCGACGGCGGGCAGATCATCGACATCGAGGAAGAAGTGCTCCATGCCACCGACATCGCTCCCCCCACCGAGGACGGCTTCCACGGAACCGGAAGCCCCACCGGCAACGACGCTCCCGCCGCCGACGACGCCGAGCTCTCCCCCGACGAAGAAGAGGCGTTGGGGGAAGACCCCGCCGCAGCGGTCGGAGGCTGAGCAGGTCGAGCGCAAAGCAGTCAACGGGCAGAAGAGTCGAGAGCAGCTGCTCCTGGCAAGCGCTGCCCGGATGAAGACGCAGATCCTCGCCGCGCGCAAGGACCCCGCGGCCTTCATCGAGTTCGTGCTGCGCTCTCCCAAGGGAGAGCGCATCGAGCTCGAGTGGTTTCACAAGGAGTGGCTCGAGCTCATCCACAGCGAGCGCCGCGTGCAGATCGAAGCGCCCAAATCGCATGGCAAGACGACCATCCTCATCGGTTTCATCGTCTGGATGATCGGCAACAACCCGAACATCCGCATCAAGCTCTTCGCGCAGAGCGAGGACAAGGCGAGGGAGCGACTAGGCGTCGTCGCCGATCTCATCCTGCGTAACAAGCTCGTCAAGCTCGTCTTCCCGAGTCTGCGCCCGAACCGCAAGGGACCGTGGCACAAGAGTGCCATCTGCGTCGACCGCGACATCTCGGACAAGGAGCCCACGCTCGAGTCGTCGGGCATCATGGGCTCGGTCGAGGGCGGTCGAGCCGACCTCGTCGTTCTCGACGATATCTGCGACTTCAGAACCTCGCTCATCTACCCGCAGCACCGTGAGGCGATCAAGAAGAAGATCTACGCCGAGATCCTCCCGATGCTCGAAGAGGACGGTCGGGCGGTCTCCATCGCCACGCCGCACCACGAGCTCGACGCTGTGGCCTCTCTCCGGAAGAACCGCGAGTGGCGCTCCGAGGTCTACTCGGTCGGCACCGACGCGGACCCATTCGTCCCGCTCTGGCCCAAGCGTTGGCCACGTGAGGCTCTCATCAAGCTGCGCAACGAGATCGGTCCCCTCGAGTACGACCGAGCGCTGCGCTGCAAGGCCATCTCCGGTGCGCTTGCTATGCTCAAGCCGGAGCACATCCGCTACTACGACGCGGCGATGCTCGGCGATCCGAACAACCTCGCCTGCGTTCAGGCCTACGACCTTGCCATCTCGCAGAACCGCAAGAGCTCGTGGTTCGCCTGCGTGACCGTGCTCTACAACGTCGAGAAGAACATCGCGTTCGTCGCCGACGCCTGGCACGCCAAGCTCGGCTTCGCCGAGCAGGCGCAGCTCCTCGTCGAGGAATCGCGCAAGTGGCAGCCAAACCGAATCGTCATCGAGGAGACCGGCTACCAAGCGGCGCTCCGGGGCTACCTGATGGAGCTCGCCAAGGAGCCACTACCCATCTACCCGATGAAGCCAGGCAATCTCTCCAAGGAGCTCCGACTCATGGAGGCAATGCCGATGTTCGAGGGCGGCCGGGTCTACTTCAACCCGCGGCTCGACCCGCAGATTTACATCGAGCGCACCTCCATCGGCGACATCGTCGGCCAGCTTCGAGAGTTCCCCCAGGGCACGGACAAGGACCTCGTCGACGCCCTGGCCTACGCCGTCAAGTCGCTGCGCTCCTTCCAGCAAGAGGGAGATGACGAGGACTGGGAAAGCGGCGAGGGCATGGCTGCCAGGATCTCTGTCTTCTGAGAAAGGTGTTGACAAACGTGAGAGTGAGTCTGTACACTGATCGGCGGGTGGGTGGGTTTGACATTGATATGCTATAGCGATGCGCCGCTTCACGCTTACCCGCGTCGACGATGTCAATGGAGTCTCCGGCTGCGGCGTCGTGGCCGACGGCGTCGTCTTCACCGATGGCGCGGTGGTCTTGCGCTGGCGGAGCGACACGCCCTCGACCGTGCTCTACAACCGGCTCGAAGACATGAGTCGGGTACATCTGCACAATGGCAGGACCTTCGTCAGCTGGATCGATCAGGAGGAGCGAGCGCTGGTCTAGCGCTTGGCGGGCGGGACGGGCAGCAGGCTGGGCGGTAGCTTCTCCACCGGCATCTTGAACGTGCCCTTGAGCATGGGCTTGCTCGCCGGCGTCGTGCCCAGGTCGCTCAGGAATTTGCGCAGGTCCTGCCAAGCTGCCTCTGCAGCCGCCAGAACCTTGCCGAGGTCGAGGTCCACCCCGACCGCTTCGGCGAGGGCCACGGCGTCCATGGCCACCTTGAGCCCGTCAGCGACTGCGGTCCTGACCTTGAGGTACTTGGCCCGGGCGGCTTCCACCGCGAGCAGGTCGGTCTGGGTGCCGGCCCAGATCTCGAAGACGCCATCGGCCATGCTGAGCGCGATCTGCGCCGTCTGGATGGCGGCCCGCGCCGTCGTGTAGGGACTGATGACCGGACCTGGCCCGTTGTGCGGACACCCGGCGATCAGTGGGACCAAACATACGAGCAGCAGCGTTCGTTTCAGCATCAACCTCTCTCCTTTCACGTTATCGATCAGTTACCGTTTGGCGCCGGTGGAATCGGGCGCTCATTGCGCACGCGGTCGTCGTGCATTTCGCCCACGAATTGCTTGCCATGGATCATCGACGGATCTATCTCCCCCCTACTGTTGACTAGCATCTGCTCGGTGGTACCACAGGCTAAGATGAGTTTCCTGATGTACGGAGCCCCACGGTCGCTCAGTTCCTGCACGTGTGCCAGCTGCGCGCCGTTGAAAGCTGCACCAGGCCCCGGACCGCCGGCAATCTCCAAGGTCCAGACGAGTCGTGGCGGATGTGCCGCGTGGTCCACCATGGACGAGACGATCTTGAAAAGGTAGTCACCCGGGGGGAAGTGCAGCGGGAGAGGAGCCGTGGCGGATGCGAATGCGTCGCGCTCGTAGCGCCCGCACCAGTCGCTGACGGTGACTTCAGGCCACAGGGCCAGACCCTCGAGGCTTGCCCTTGGCGTATTGCGTCGACACCTGCCTTCAAAGGTGTCGTCACCCTCACTGTCGAAGTGCTTGCAAGTTTTACACGTGTGCATCTTATCGCTCCTCTGCTGGTTCAGTCGTCCTTGTTTTCCATGTGGTCGCAGTAGCCGCAGTTGCCCCCGTTGTCGAGCGAGGCAACGAGCTCCGATGGGGGGATGGTGTTGGCGCAACGCGCGCAATCGAGGAAGCTTTGCAGCTCCTCGGGCACCTCGTCCATGACGATGGACGGGTCTTCCTGCTCGACGACCTCGGCGAGCTGCTTGCCGAGCTCGCCCTCCTCGTCGACCGCGCCACTCTCGACGAGGGCCTTGAAGAACTCGAGGTACTGCTTCTGGTCTTGCTCCGCCATGAGGAACTGTTTGGTGATGCCCATCTTCTATACCTTTCTGGTGAGATCGCTCACTCGCTTGTGGCGAGCACGTTCTGGTAGCGCTCGATGTAGCCCCTTCGCTCCTGACACGACGGGCACGAGCGACTGCCGCAAGGGCACTCTGCGAGCCGGGCCTTGAGATACCGGATGCCGCTGTCGGCCACGCTCTTCTTGTGCTCAAGGGTCCAGTCGACCGGCATCCCGTTCTCGTCCACCGTCCCCGCACCGTCGTCCATGGTCGTCTCCATCATCGCGCCCCACGTTGCTCCTCGGCCAGCCGCTGACTCACGGTGGCCCAGTAGTCGCGGAAGCCCGGCAGGGTGTCGATGAACGCCTGCCACACCGGGTCGCGTGGGCCCCTTGCGATGGTCGACTGGACGCTGTCCATGAGCGCCTGGTAGCGCAGCTTGTCTCGTTCCCTCGGGACGAGGAGCCAGGAGCTCCAGGCGCTACGGTAGATCTCAGCAGCTGTTGCGCTCGTGAGCGCTTCCACATTCGCCTCCTACTTGAGCACGGGCGTGCCGTGCGACGGCATCTCCGTCGGCGCTACCGCACCACCCTCGCGGGCGGCGGCTGCGGGAAAGGGCGCTGGATGCCTGTCCCTCCCTGGGGCAGCTTGATCGATGCGAGGAACCTGGTCCGCAGCTCAGCCTCACGTCGTTCCGTCTCGAGCTGCCGGTCGAGCTCGGCGTAGGTGTCCTTGCGAAACCAGGACCAGAAGCGTTGCCACCAGGGAGCTCCGACCTGCCCGCCGCACAGCAGCCGGCGAAGCTCTCTGCCCCGACGGTCCGGCGCGCCGCAGTCGTTGGGCAGCACGATGGAGGCGTGCCAGTCGCGACGCTCCAGGGCCTCGTGAAGCTCTCGCTCCAGGGCTTTGCAACGCTCCTCGTGGGCGCCCAGGTTGTCGCGGAAGGGGTTGCCCCCGGATACGGCACCGAAGGGGTGGCGCTCGGCGACCGGTATTCGACTGCCCTCCTTCAGCAAGGCATCCAGGTCCGAGTTGTCGACGCGCGTCTGCTGCATCTCCCACTCCGCCAAGGTGTCGTAGCCGACCTTGATGTCATCGACCGGCACGGGCTCGTCTTCTCCCATGCGGAGAACCATCTGGCTCGCGATTCGAAGGTCGCTGTGATCAAGAGCCATGTGTACGCGTGGGCCGTCCAGGAATGATGAGCGCCGGCTTCCAGGAGAACGAGCACGGAGAAGTCCGCGTATCCAGATCGTCTTCATGCTGCCTCCGTGAGGGCCTTGCGGCCCTTGTCGGTGATGCCCACGGCCAGGTAGACCGTCGTGTGCATCTTGCCACCGCTTGGCAGGACACCGCGATGCCGCCGTTGGCGCGTCCAGCCTACAGCGCTCAGGGCGCGGATGTCGAGCCGGGCTTGTCGCACCTCGAGCTGGCAGCCCGATGCGACGTCGCGGATCAGGACGGGCTCGGTCTGCTCGGCGAGGAAGCGCAGGATGATCAGTCGACGGGCGGTGGCTTCTCGAGACATGGGGAATCGCACCAGTGAATATAGTATATACAATATCAACCCGCCCACACCGCCGATCACCATAGAGGACAAATTCGCACTGGTCAAGAAAAATCAGACTTCGTTTGGGAAGCGAGCAGCCTTGCCCCAGATCTCAAGGTCGAGCTGACGCGGCGTGAGCTTGCGTTTGGCCGCCTCCTCGAGAAACCAGCCCTCGATGCGCCGGTAGAGCTGCGGCGTCTGAGGCGTCGAGCGCGGGACGTCGTGGCCGTGCTCTCGCATCCAGCGAAGGATGTGCACGTCGAGGACCGCGTAGCGCTCAGCCGGTCGGGTCCAGACGATGAAGAAGCGGGCGGTCTTGGGACCGATACCGTGGACCGTCTCGAGGTCTTCGGGTCCCACTGCATCGAGGTCGAAGCTCTCCTCGAGCAGCGTACCGATGGCCTTCTCGAGCTTGGTGTAGTTGCCCGTCCGGTGCTGCTCGAGAGTCTGGCGAAGCTCACCAGCTTCGCGCTTGCGGTTCAAGAAGTCGAAGAGGAGCTCGCCGTCGTCGCGGTTGACCTCGCCGCACAGGCTGCGCATGACCTCGTTGGCGAACCGGGCACTCTTGCCGGCCACCACGATGGCGTAGATGAGCTTGGTCTGGAGCTCAGCCTGTCTCTCGAGCCAGCCCTCCCACTTCTTGAGGCAGTTGTCGCAGAGCTGGACGTACTCGCCACCAGGGACAGGGCCGACGTTGCGGTGGTCCTCGCAGAAGTACTTGCCGCAGCCCCAGTCGCCGCCCTCGTGCATGCCCCCGCAGACGTAGGCGAGGCCCCTGTCGATCTTGATCTTGCAGCTCGGAGCGTTGCAGATGTCTGGCACGGAGTAGCCGATCTCTCGCCCATCGGCGAGCTTGCCATAGGCCCAACCCATGGGTTCACCTCTAGCGCGGGCGTCTGGAATCGTCCCGGTGGTAGTAGCCCAACTGCCTGAACTTCTCGAAGATGAAGTAGCCGATCTTGTTGGCCGCGTCCGTGGCTGCCTTGCCTTTGTCGCATCCGATCTTTGAGCCACGAGCATAGCGATCCTCTTGGGCGCAGCTGACATGGAAGCAGAGGCCGCCGCGATTCATTCGGGGCTCGTTAGCACCAGACAGGTCTTGTCGACGCCAGCGAAATGGATGGAAGCTGTAGTTGCATCGAGGGTGCGGGCAGACAAGCTCGATGGCTAGCATGATCTGCAGCAGTTCTGGAGAGGTCGAGCTCCTGACCTCACGCAGCCAGTGGTCCGAGTGCCGGATGCTGATGGCCTTCCAGATGCAGAGAGGGCCATCGCAGTCCCAGTTGGGGTGGTCGAAGATGCTGTCGTAGACGGGCATCAGTTCACCGGCAGCGTGCTCGTCTCCTCCGGCTTGAACGCCGTGGGCGCGCTCGCCGGAGCGTGGCAGCCAAAGTGCCAGATCTTCTCACCGTTCGTGAACCACTGCGGGCCGCGGCCATCCCAGGTTCCGATGACGTGACCGCCGGCGTCGTTCCAGGTGAAGCGTTTGCCGCACTTGGTGCAGCGAGAGAAGAGGAACCTCTTGAGCTGCTGAAGGGCATGGATCTGAATCCGCCAGTGCCAGAAGTGAAACTTCGGATGCTGCCACCACCGGCGCTCGGTGAGCTTGCTCTTGAAGGCCCACCAGATGAAATTGACGACGCGCTGCTGGTCCTCGGAGAGCGTCTTGTAGTCGTCGAGGACGACGCCACACCAGCCAGTCTCCCCGGTCTTGTGAAAGCCCGAGAAGTTGCAGGAGTCCTCGTCGCCATCCTTCTCGGGATCGCGATGCCAGATGGTGATGAGCGCCGGCCAGTGCCAGCCGAGCACCTTGCTCTTCTCCGGCCAGGGCCGTGGAATCTCGAAGGCGACAGTGTTGGGATCGTGCACGACTTGTTCTCCTCTTCTAGCGCCCGTGAATCTCTTCGTGGCACTTCTGACAGACAGCTTGCAGGTCATCCCAGCGTTCGTGCCCGACGCGGTCGTAGGTGAGGTGGTGGGCGGTCGTCGCGGCGGCTGCTCTGCAACACTGACAGTCGCCGTGAGCTGCGGCGATCACCCGCCGGCGGACTTCAACCCAGATCGCACTTCGCAGGTAGCCGTTGTACCAGTCCCACCAAGGACCCTCATGCCGATTGCTTCGCACGTCCGGTGGTTGAGCCACTGGGTAGCACTTGAAGATGCGCTCGCGAAGCGGCGGCACAAGGTCACTGCGCCTCTGGTGCGCTCTCGACCGAACCCTCGCCCGCACAGTCCTCGCAGGGGCCGTAGTCCTCTTCGCCGATCTTGAAGTTGCACTTGCATGCGGCCCGCGACTCGCCGCAGACGTTGCAGATCTCTCCCGTCCCGTCGCAGCGGAAGCAGGGCTTCCGCCCCTTCTGAACGAGGATGCGCTTCTGCATGCTATTCAGCTGGATGGCCATCTTCGGGTTCCTTCCTGGGCGTGTGATCGCCGTGTGGTTCTTGTTCCCAGTTCTTGATGTCGTCCTTGTCGAGCACGACACGCAGCGCTTCATCGCAGATCCAGACCTCGTAGTCGTGGGCGATCACCTCGGCCAGTTTCAACGCGGCCTCTTCCATGACCGGCGTCGGGTCGGAGTGGTCGCCATCTGGGTCGCCGTACTCCTCGTCGAGGTACTCCAGTGTCCGCTCGAGAATGTCGCGGGTGCCGACGTCCTGGGCGGTGAGCTTCCTCGGGCACACGGCCACCACGACCACCTCGTCCGGCACGTCGGGATGTGCGCCATCGAGGATGTAGTCGACGGCATCCTCGATGTCGGAGCACTCGAAGCGCTCGGAGCCCGGCGAGCCCCAGTAGCAGGTGCCCAGCTTGTCGATCCGCTCCTTGGTGAGCTCCTTGTAGGAAATGGTTTCGATCACAGGGGTCTGCTCCAGTCGTAGATGCCGTTCTCGAAGCCCGCGGCTTGGAGCGCGTCGCGGGTCTCGGTCCCGGGCACACCGTCAATGTCGAGCCCGAGCTTCTGCTGAATACTCGCCCACTCGGACTTGTCGTCGCCGAGCACGCCGGTGGGAGGACCGCTGAAGTGAAACTGCTTGAAGCCGATCTTGACGAGTCCTTCCAGAACGTGCTGGCCGGGGTCATGCGCCTTGCCGACATGGTACTGATTGCAATGGCCGAAGACTCCGTTGCAATCCTTGCCGCCCTTGGCGAGGCGGCCGATCTGCTGGCTGTCGACCGGGCACTGGTGTTGGATGCCAAAGCGGTCGCAGAGCCAGAGGATGAGCTTCATGAGCGTCGCGAGCTGGGTCTCGTAGATGACGCCATGCTCATCCTCGAACGTCTCGATGCCGATGGAGTACTCGTTCATAGACGAAGCGTGATAGGCCGCGTCCCGCACGAGGTCGGCCATGCAGAAGATGGCACCGTCCCAGTCCACGGCGAGGTGAGCGCCGGCAGGTTTCGTGGAGTCGAGCGACCAGAAGCTGATCAGGCGGTGGCCAAGGTCGCGGCTCGGCCCCTTGCCAGGCTTGAGTACCGTCTCGATGTTCTTGGTGTTGTGAGCGACGATGCTGCGGATCCAACGCGTGCCGCGCGCTCGCATGGAGTGCCCGGGCTTGAGCTTGAGCCGTGGGTCATCCTTGTAGTTGACGACACTCAACGGGGTGACGCTCAGACCCGCAACTTGCTCTTCATGGCCATCAATGATCAATCCTGGCATGCTAGTCCTCTTCTCCGCTGCGCTTCTTCTTGCCCGCAGTGGTGAGCTTGGCCATGGTGATGCGCACGGCCGTTGGCTTCTTGACTCCCTGACAATCCTTCTCTCCGATGTTCAACGCCAGCGTGAGCTCGAGGAGCCCCTCGTCTTCGAGGCAGTGCAGATCGCCTCGTACTGCGTTCAACTCGACGCCGATGTGGTGCCTGATGTAGCCAATGGTGAGCCACTGCTCGGAGCGCAGCAGCTTGAGGATGCGCATGCGCCGGTTCTCGGGAGACTCGTTGACGATCTTCATCATGCCGCCCTCGGGACCACGGTGACTTCCTTCTTGTCGAACTTCTTCTGCCGATAGCCGAAATGTTGCGGTGGCGTGAGCACTGCATCCCGCGCACCCCAGCCGCGTTTGAGCCGCTCGCAGATCAACGTGAGGCTGATTCGTCTCCGACGTGCCCAATCGGTCAGCGTGCGCCTCTGGCCATTGACGCGCAGCCAGACATTGCCACGTCGGTTGCGCCCCTGTTGCTTTCGTGTCTCCCATCGACAGTTGCTGGGTGTGTAGTTTCGATTGTTCTTGATTCTGCCCAGGCTGTGCTGCCTGGACGGCTTTCGACCGACGTCGGTGAGGAAGGCCACAAAAGATTGACGCCAGCGGCGGCACACGCCAATGCCACGCTTGCCGTAGTTCTTGCAGCTGACGTCCGCTGAGTCATAACAACGCTGGAGCATCGCCCGCCACGTCCGGTACTCCGACGTCACCGGCGTGCTGCAGCCATGAATCAGGTGTCGCTGCTTGCTGGTCTCAGATCGAAGACACCCGCAGGATCGTGTGGATCCTGATCGAAGGCTGTTGAGGTACACCGAGGTCATTCTGCCGCAGTCGCAGCGGCAGCGCCAGAACGACCGGCCTTGCACCACGGGCACTCGACGTGTCGCCACGAGACGTCCAAACCGCCGGCCACGTATGTCTATGCGGGCTACCATGATTTATTCTCGCGGCACCGTCGTGACCTCTTTCTTGCTAAATTGAAGATTCCGACAGATCTTGGCCGTCGCCGTCAGCGCGAGCGGCCCGGCCGGGCCCATCATCGGCGTGGCGCCGAAGATGCGGTTGACGATCTTGGCCACGTCCAGAGCGTGGCGTTCGGCACACTCGATGTATACGGCATCGTGCCCGTGCAGGATGATCGAAGCGTCGCCGTGGAAGCAGCGGTCGAGCTCGTCCTGAATCTGCACCATCTCCATGCCCACCGCGTCGCTACCAGCTGTCTGAATGGGCCAGTTCGCGATCTCGGTGTAGGGTGGCGGCTGCACCGGGAAGTAGCGTCGGCGGCCAAGCGGGGGGATCTCGAGGTAGCCTTGTGACTGCGCGAGCGAGTAGTTCAGGTCGTGCCAGGCGGGGATCTCGACGTACTTGCCAAAGTAGCTGTGGTAGATGTGACCGACGACCTCGAGAGTCAGCGCCGCGCGCAACGAGGCGTCGAGCCACTTCTTCTTGCGGATGCTCTTGTGCACGGTCTTGACCCCGCCCCGGTAGAGCGCAGCGTAGACGGTGGTCTTCACGCCATCGCGCAGGCGTTTCTGCTCCTCGGGCGGTCTCGAGAGGAACTTCTCGGCGAAGATGTTCACTGCAGCAAGACGATGTGGGTCGCCACCGGGGCGGGTCATCTCGGCAATGAGCTCGCGCACGCCGGAGAAGACAGCGGCCAGACGTAGTTCGAGCGCGTCCTTGTCCGCCCCGACGAGAATGCGGCCCTCGGGCGCCTCGAACCACACGCGGTCCCTGGCACGCTGGTTCTGCACGTTGGGCTCCGAGGAGAACCGCGAGCCCTTCTGCCCGGTCGGGTTCCACTTCACATGCAGGCGCCCATCAGCCTCGACCGCCTTGGCGTAGGCGCCCGCCTTCGGGTCGCCCTTCTGCGTCGGTGCGTCGCGGTACTGCGTCGCGTGGACGTGGTGGTTCTCGACGTAGGAGATGAACATCTTGATGAAGGGGTGCTCCATGTTGTCGAGCAGGTCTTCGTACTTGGTCGACGGGAGCTTCTTAGATGGTGTCCAGGCCGTCGGCGTGAGACCGATGTACTGCACGCCTGGTGGCGCCTTCGACTTGCGCGGGTTGTAGTTGTGCGTGGTCCCGTAGATGGCTTCAACTGCGTGGTTCTTGTTCATCGGGTTGAAGGTTGGCCACCGCAGATACTCGCGCATGCGCTGCCGCAGATCGTCCAGCTCGGCGAGGAGCACCCGTCCCATCTCCCTACGCCTGGCGAAGTTGACGGGCATGCCGACGAGCTCCATGCGCGCAGCGAGGCGGGCGAAGGCGTTCTGGTACTGGACCAGGAGCATGTTCATCCCGCGGGCGAGGATCTCGTCGAGGAGTGGGTTGCGCAGCTTGGCCGTGTTGAGCGCGTCCTTCGCGTTGTAGATCAAGAGCTCGATGATGTCCTTGGTGGTGGCGTGCTTCTTCCCTGTCTTGTGGTTGAGCTTCCACGGCTCCACGTCCAGCCACGTGTGACCGATCCAGCCGAGGTCCTTGTAGCTGTCGGGCTGCACGAGGTGGGCGTAGGCCTGCGTGTCCTCGATGGGACCGTTGATCGTGAAGCCCTTGCGGGTGAGCACCGCGAAGTCGTAGGGCGCGTTGTGGAAGATCTTGGGCACCTCGGGATGCGCGAGGAGCTCGGCGAGCTTGCGGTCGAGAGCCAGCTGTGCATCCCAGGGCAGCGTGATGTAGTCGCGGAGCGACCAGGCGATGGCCGTGTTCATGTCCACGCCGGAGAGTGCGATGGAGAAGAGTTGACAACGGAAGAACTCGAGTGCCGAGGTCTCGACGTCGACGGCCACCGGGCATTTGAGACCCATCCATCGATCCATCCAGGCGAGTGCTTCCTTCACCGTCGGGTAGATGCCCGAGGGGTTCGCGGGGTGGGCAATGACGAAGTGCTCCTCCTGCTCGAAGCCGTACTGCGAGATGCGGTTTGCCTTTGCCAGGTCCATCTTGATCTCGTTGGAGATCGGACGAGGGTTCCGCATCAGGGCGGCAGGATGGATGGTGGGGATCAGCCAGGTCACGCGGTGATCTCTCCATCGGGAAGCTCGTGCACGTATCTGGCCTTGGTGCGACCGAGTGCACGGCAGCTCTTGCAGAAGACGGTCGAGTAGCGACTCGGCGTTTGCTGGTAGCCCGCGAAGGCTGAGTGGTGACAGCGCCGTTGGACTACCACCCAGGCCCGCGCCTTCACGGGCTTCTTGCTCTCGAGGCAGTGGCAACCGAACGAGACAGACATCAGCAGCGCTCCCACTTGCCCTTCACGAAGTGGATGGCCCCCGCTCGCCGTAGGCGTTGCAAGCTGCGGTCGACAGTACGGAACTCGTCGCCCTTCGTGCCCACGCTGACACCGACGTCCACGCAGATGTCCATGAACTGGTCGACGCCCTTGCGCACGGCAGCGAGGACTTTCTTGTCCAGGGCTGCGTTGGCCGCTTGGTTCTCTCGGAGTGCAGGCATGCGAAGCTACACTCTCTCCGGTGGCAGGTTGACCGGCACATAGGACTGCCGCGCACCCTCGGGGACAAGTTGCGGTGGTGGGAACGGCGGCGCCGTCACCGGCTGCAGCGGCAGGGGCTGCGTCGGAATCTGCGCCGGCTGCACCGCTGGCGGCCACGCAACCGCCAGCGTCGACAGGATCTGGAAGATGGCATCCTCGGCCGGCGTCATCTCGCCGAAGCGGGCAAGGCGCTGCGAGGCGTAGCTCACCGCCTGGTGGTGAAAGTCGTGGTCGTGCTCGCAGCTCATGATGGCAGCACAGACCTCGCGGGCGATCTGCTGGACAGCAGGACAGACCACGTTCTCGACACTCTGATCACGTTGAATCATTCTATTCCTCTTTGATCTGGCGCATGGGTGTTTGGCACAGACCGCGGGCCACGCGGTCAGCCAGTGTCTCGAGATCGGTCTCGATGCGAGAGCCGCGGTACGAGTAGATGCGAGCGTTGGGAATGTCCGAGAGCGCCCAGAGCGCCCAGTTGCCAAGGGGTATGATGACAACCGGATCGACCTGGGCCAGCTCTCGGATGAGACGCTCGCGACATGCCTTGGCAGCCAAGGCCTTGACCAGCATGAGCGGAGTGCGGGCGCCGAGTGGGTTGACGACGTCCCGGGCGCGGCAGAGCGCGGCGTTGGTGACCCAGACGTCTTCGCGCACGAGGCCGACCTCCTTGCACATCTGCCAGAGGAGGTAGCCCGAAGGCCCTACGAAGCCACGGCCTACTGCGACTTCCTGCTTGCCGGGCTCCTCACCGACGAGGGCGATTCGGGCGGGGACAGGTCCGTCAGGAAAGACCTTGGTGTCGTTCTGCAGTGGGCATTCGGCGCAGTTCGGGTTGTAGAGCAGCCCGTGGTAGTACTGCCCTCGCGGCCTACCGAATGCGGGTGTCCACGTCATTGCCCACGTGCACGCTGTCGCTTGGGCTGGTTGTTGGCGAGATTGGGTTGGTCAGCAGAGAAGCGTCCGCCCCGCGTGCCCCGCGCGGGATCAAGGTCGCTTGTAGACTGACTGGCCTTCTTCTCTTTATTGATCTTGCGGCAGGGTATGCAGCGTGTGGGCTCGGTGTACTTGTCGCCGAACGTCTTGCGCAGGAACGCCTCGTCCTTCTCGGTGAACTCCCACTCCTCGCCGCAGTCCCTGCACGTTCGAGTTCTGCTTTCATCCGCCATGGGAAACGTCCCTTTCCACTACGAAGCTAAGCGGCCCGGGCGGCCGATGCGCCCTGAGCGATGCGAGCAAAGCCTAGGACACCGCCCGGGCCGCCGCTTCTACTTCTGGCGGTTGACTACCGACCGACCTGGCCCGGAGGGGGAGCCGGAGCCTGGAAGCCGGTCGGCATCTGCGGCGCGGGCATGGCAGGCGGGAGCGACGTCGGGGGCAGCCCCGGCTGCTGGGCGTACTGCTGGCCCATCGCGCCCTGGGCGGGCGGCATCATCGCCTGCGGAGCCGTCGGCTGGAGCAGCGCGGGCTGCGGGGCCGGAGCGCCCGAGGCCTGGGCGGACTTGCCGCCCTGGGGCGCCACGTTCCACTCGGAGAGCGGGCGCTCGTTGGTGATGTTGGTGTAGTTGCCGTTCTTGACCACCGAGGCGACGTACTGACGACCGAGGAGCCACTGGTCATCGCAGTTGCCGCCCTGCTGCTGGATGAAGGCCTCGTCGATGCCGCAGCACAGGAAGAGGCGCTTGAGGAAGGGCGCGCCCTTGTCGCTGAGCTGGTAGCTGTTGGCGAGGGGACGACCGATGAACTGGGTCGACGGGCCCGGGCCCATCACGATCTCGTTCGCCACCACGAGACGCTGTCCCTGACCGTCCTGGTTGGGCTTCGTGTCCACACCGGTGATCTTGAAGACGTAGAGCCCGGGGGGGTAGTCGAAGCCGGTTGCCGCCTGCACGGTTGCGAGATTGACTGGCAGATACATGACACTTTTCTCCTTGGCCGAAGCCGGTTAAAGATCGAGAGGCCCTTTCCTCTCTGGGTGACGTCTACGTCCTGTAGACGAAGTTGCCGATGCGCGTGTGGATCGCCTCCCACGTCGGGAAGGTGCCGAACTTGGTGTCGACGAGACAGCCCTCGGGGAACAGGTCGCCGTACTTGTGCCGAACGATCTGGGTGAGCTGGTTGGGAGACGTGTAGAACTTCGGGATCGAGATCATCCGACCCATGACGTTCGGGTCAGGGAAGAGCTCCTTCTTGGCATGGATGATCATCTTGCACATGCCTGGGAGCTTGATCGTGGTCTCGCCGCGGATGTAGGGATCGACAGAGACGACCCGCGAGGTGCCGGTCTGCTCATCGTTCACCCGGTTCTCCTTCTCGAGCGCGATCCAGATGACGTTGAGCTGGGTCTTGTGCAGCTTCATCGCGAGGTCGCGCATGTGCATCCCGAGGATGCCCCAGTCGCGCATGGTCATGTTGGTGGCCTCACCGCCGGCCTTGTCCATCCTCGCCTTGATCTTGGGATCGTTGTAGCGAAGCTCGTTGAGCTCGGCAATCCACATGTCGACGTAGTAGGTGACCGAGTCGATGACGACAGTGTTGATGTCCATCGACTTGTAGTCGCGACAGATGCGCTCGACCTTCTCCACCATCGCCTTGCAGTTGGTGATGTGGTAGGCAGGCGGCTGCGTCTCGCCGTAGAGGTGCGGGATCATACCCAGAGCATCATCGCCGCCCTCGGCGCCGACGGATAGGAAGAGTGGCTTGGGGGCGCGACCTGCCCAGGTCGTCTTCATCGTGCCCACGCCGCCGAAGAGGAAGACGGTCAGCCCCTGCCGCACGTAGCCGCCCGCCTGTCCCGGGTAGCTCAGATCGACATCGTTGTAGTTCGGGTTCATGCGTGTCCCTTCCTAATTGATCTTCGGGTCCAACTCTCGGAGCTGCTTCGCCGACTCATCCCGGATGCGCTTGAGTACGGGGAGCAGAAAGGTCTGGACTACATCAGCAGGTAAATTCGCGCCCGTATGCCACCTCGAGCTCCGTCGGTCTGACAGTGAGATGTAGATCTCACCGGCCTCGGTCTTGTGCTTTGCCCATGAGCGCATCATGGAATCGGCCGCGTTGACGCACTCTCGCAAGTTCGCCGCCGTTCGGGCCACATTTGCCAATCGCGCCTCCTCGGCCTTATTCACGGGTGCCGTCCTTTCCTATGCTGCCATGAGCGCTGCGCAGAGCGCGTCCACGTCGGGCCCGTCCTCGGAGACGTTCATCGGCGACAGGTCACGCACGAGGTGCATGCCCATGGTGTCACGTGGAGCAATGCTGCGGATCGAGGCAGCCTTGGTCTGCAGCTTCTCCAGCATGAAGTCGTCGATGGTGTTGCGCACGACGAGGTAGTAGACGTCGACGTGCTTGTTCTGCACACCGCTGTCACGATGCACGCGGGACTCGGCTTGAAGTAGCGTCGTGGTGTTCCAGTAGAGGTCGACCATCAGGCACGCCGAGGCCGACACGAGATCGTTGATGGCAACACCTGCCGCTCCGCGCGTGGCCACGTAGATGCCCGCCGGCGACTTGGCAAAGAGCTTGGCCAGCTCACGCCGCCGGGGGCGAGGCATCTCGCCATCGACCGGACCGAAGACCTGGACGGTCTTGCCTGCAATCTTCGAGGTCTTGGCGATACCGGAGAGCTTCTCGAAAAGCCAGGCCGCGGTCTCGATGCGCCAGGTGAAGATGACGAGGCGGTCGTGCACGCCGAGGATACGGATGGCCTCGGCGAGCGCGGGCGCCTGTTTGATCTTGGACAGGATGGAGATGAGCTGGGTGAGGCAGATGAGCCGGACGGCTCCAGGCTTCTGGTCGTTCGCGGAGAGCTCCACCGTCTGCCCGGCGATGGTGAACTTCTCCGTCTTCTTGGTGAGTTCGCCCCTGTCCTGCAGGTACTTGACCACGTTGACACGCGCCTCGTGGTAGTCCTTCAGCAGGTGCTCCTCGAGGCCCTGTGCCTCAACCGCGTGGCGCTTCATCGGAGGGAGCTGCGCAGCCACGTCGGGATCGAACCGCGTGTAGCGAAGGAGTGTGCCCGAGAGCCGAGCGCTGAGCTCGAAGTCGTTGGACTCGCCCTCGTACTGCCAGTGGCCTCCGTCCTCCTCGCTCTGCCGCTGGCCGGCGCAGTAGCGCACGCCGAATTGAAACTGGCCATTGCCCCACTGGCGGGGTTGCGCCACGGAGAGCTGACACCAGAGCTCGAGTCGCCGGTTGCCGATGGGCGTGCCCGTCAGGCAGTACCGGCGCTCGATGGAACCGCACATGGAGATGCTGCGCGAGGCCTCGAAGCGCTGCGTCGTTGGGTGCTGGAGGTTGTGGCTCTCGTCGAAGATGATCGAGGAGGGCTTGAGCACAGCGAAGAGCCAGCTGTACCACGCCTTGAGGATGCCGTAGTGGCAGAAGAACCACTTGTGGTGCTGTAGGATTTCCGGTGCGATGTTCTTCATGCCCTCGAGTGGAACGATCTCAAGGTTGAAGAAGGTCCGCGGGTCTCCGTCCGGGTCGCACCACGTCTCTTGCGCGACCGGCGGGCCAACCACGAGACCACACCGATTGAGGTAGCCATCAAGCCAGAGCGCGTGCAGCGCCGTCGCCGTCTTGCGAAGGCCCATGTCCGCGGCGAGGATTGTTCCTTCTCGATCTGGCGTGACCTGGCGGAGAAAGGTGACCGTCCGCGCCTGGTACTCGCGGAGCTTGAAGCCGTTGGGCATCGTGTCGTGCGGCTCGGGCGGGTAGTCCGAGAGCTCGCCGCCACGTCGACCCATCTCGATCAGGGAGACCGGCACGTACCAGCCGTTCTCGTCGACGCGCTTCTGGCTGTCTCGCGACTGCACACCAGGCATTTGCTGCAGGAGGTTGAAGTGCCCGACGTCGGCACAGGCCTCGAGCTTCATCTGTCCAGGCCAGCGGGTCGGACCAGAGAAGACACAACCAGCGAGAGGGTCCAGCGGAACCAGAGAGCGCATCGTTCGACTCTTCTACGATGAGCCGCATCTCGTGGTCAAGGAAAAAATCGCCGTACCTCGCAACTTCATGGGAGTGCTGCGTTCTTTTTTCGCGCGCATTACTCGTGGAAAACACACCAGATCGAAATGCCACGAGAAGTGCGCGAGGTTGCAACTGCTTTTGGGTGTGCTCTTGACACGTGAATTTTATGCATCTAGAGTGCAACTTCACGCAAGGGAGTCATCCTATGCCAGACAAGACACCGCATCAATTCTTTTCTGCTGCCGACCTGCTAACCCTCAAGGATGACCCGGAAAGATGGATCGTTCCCTTCATGATTCCGAAGGCGAACAAGACCATTGTCTTCGGCGAGGGGGGTGCCTACAAGTCCACCATCATCTTCGATCTCTGCGTGGCCATCGCCTCGGGCGGACAGCTCCTGCGTCAGTTTCCAGTGAAGCATCACGGCACCGTCCTCCTCATCTCGACAGAGGGTTCGATCTACGACAACAGAGACCGCATCCTCGCGCACTGTCGGGCGCACAACGTGAACCCCGCCGAGATCAATCTCCACTTTTGCCAGGAGCCTTTTCTTCTCGATGACCCATCGGACGTGGCCGAGCTCTCGCAGACCATCGCCCACTTCAAGCCGCTGCTCGTGGTGCTCGATCCGCTCGACAGCTTCTTCGCCGGCGACGAGAACAGTGCCAAGGAGACCAAGGCATTACGCCGCGCCATCGACCAGCTGCAGCGCGAGCACGAGTGCGCCTTCATCATCATTCACCACCAGACCAAGGCGAAGGAATCGGTTCGGGGGAGCAGCGCGTGGTTTGGTTGGGCCGACTCGGTCCTCCACGTGAAGAAGGAGGTCGTGCGGCTACAGGGACCGACGTCGGAGCCACGCGACATGGTGTCGGTGAACAGCCAGAAGTTGAGGAATGGGAAGAGCGGGCACGTCTTCTCGGTGGTACCACAGAAGGATGACGTGTTCGGCATGATCACGTTCGCGCTCTACGATGGCAGGGCTCCGGCCGCCGTCGCTGACGACTTCTTCCTGCACCAGGTCTACCGCGCCATCCGACTCTCGCCCGCGCCGCTCACCAACGCGATGATCGCCGAGCAGCTGAGCGCCCGACTCGACCGGCTACCGAGGTTCCTGACACAGCTCGAGGTAGACGGTTTCATCGCCAAGGATGCGGTGGTTGAGCGCGCGACGGGGGAGGGGACAAGACGGGTTGCAGCGTGGCGAGTGCTTCCACGACTTTCTCTTGTTGACGCTGCGCTTTCTTTGGTCAAAGCTAGGGAGCTGGAGATAGAGCAGGATCTGTCCACCTACAGCGTGAGCCCTCAGCCGGTAGGAAGTGCAGTTGTTGAGCCCCGAGACGATGCTGGAGTACGTGCTCAAGGAGTGGCGGGAGAACCCGGACTTCCAAAGCCTCGTGTATGAAGTTCTGCCTGACCTTCGTCGCGTTCTTCCGACACTGCCGGACCCACCGGCTTGCTTCCAAGTCCCAGTCGCTCCAGGAACCCCTTTGGGAAAAGTCTTGCTCGAGACGTTTTTTGCCCGAGCAAGCCAGCCGCAATGGATTCGCCTACGTCGTCAGGCCCAAGCCTGCGGCATAGGTTAGTGTAAATTTCCAGCACCTTCCCGATGCCGGGCGGCGGCTCCCCGCGGAGTCCGTTCGAGATGCTCTTGCGGCCGAGGGCCATCACCTCTTCCATCCAGGCGATCACCATGTTCGTGTCGCCGTTGCCCACCTCGAGCAGGCACCAGGCGAGCAGCCGGCGCGCGTCTGCCAGCTCCTTGCCTGACCTCCCCGTGTGCTTGAGGAGGTGGATGTGTGACACGCCCGTGTGGTGACACACGGCGAGCACCAGGGCCACCCAGTGCTTGATGACCGAGACGAGCTCGATCTTGGGGGGCGACAGATTGATCGCCTGGTTCATGGTTGCACCTATACCTTTCGGACTAAAGAGTCTACCGTGCAGTCCGAAATGCCGGAATGTAGCCATTTTTCCAGCAATACCACAAATGAAATCCATCACTTACAACACCTACAGACGGAAGTGCTTTTTCCGATTGGTTCCCCTCGATTGTAGCATGATTGCAGCAGGTTGCTTACTCACTTTTCCAGGAGAGCGATTTGCTGCCGAATCAGTTCTATGAAGGGAGACTTCGCCTTCAGCCGCCGACGGCTCCAACTATGCGAGGAAAACGGTTCATCTTCGTCTTCGGAGTCGTGTCCACTTCCGCACGAATCCGCGCCACTGTATGAAACTGCACACGTTTCCTTCGCCCGAGTCTCGGCCACGTACAAAAGCCTGAGCTCCTCGTCCGGGTTCTGCGCCTTGGAGTGGGGGAACCGCCCGGCGGACACGTCCACCAGGAAGACGTGGGACCACTCCAGGCCCTTGGCGCGGTGGATGGTCGAGAGCACCAGGGCGTCCTTGTTCTCCTCGTCCTTGACCCGCAGGCCGCTGCGCTGGGCCTTGCGGACGGCCACGATGAGCGCGTCGATGTAGGCGAGGAACTCGCTCACCTTCTTGAACAACGAGGCGATGCGCTGCAGCTCGGACAGCGCCACGATCTTGGACTCGTCCATCGAGAGCAGGCCCTCCTC